CAACATTATGACTGTACTAGAGGCTTTGTTGAGTATGTGAAGGATCTTTGCAAGGGTATTCCAATTGGTCTGGCTATTGTTGATTGTAACAGTACTCAAATACTTACCCAAAGAGTAGCTCATCGTATCAACAAGAACGAAGACGTAAAGAGACAGTACCCTAAGAATCATAATACGGGTACTAAGGCTGAATGGGCCACTGGTTCAGAATTTAATGCTATTGAACCAATAGAGATGATTCAACCTCCGAGTGTTGATATTCCTAACATGGTTGGAGTTGAACTTCTTGAATGGACTCCTGATACTCAGAAGCTTACTTTCCATGATCCCGATAATTTCAGGAAGGTATATCTTCGGGAGGATTTATATGCAGAAGCTATCGTGCAGGGCACCTCTCGTAGCAAATATTACCAGTTAGTGGATATTGCAAGGGGTTTATCCGGGGGTCCTTACTTTGTGGATTCTAGGGACGATAAAATTATTATCCATAACCAGCAGGCAAATGGGGATATCATAAAGGTATACACTTGGGCTGGTGGTAATGGAGAACTGATAGAGTTCACTATCAACTCTAAGTTTGTCAAGACCTCGGTTGAAGTAAAGCAGACTAATGAGTTGAATCCAGATACTAAGTCTCTTGATACCACTATGGTACAGGGTATTATTGATCCAGACTCCGGTAACATGGATGGAGTTGATACTCACATGGTATGGCCTGATACTGGAACTATGTTCTGGAACCCCCAGAATGGCTCTGTTAGGAATGCCCCAATAGAAGCCGCTAATGCCCCCCTCTTTGGTCAGCCTAAGAATGTCAAAAAAGGTAATCTGGTAGAGTACCATCAGCATTCTAACAACCAGGTTACTACTGTCAAGGGTACTACTGAGAAGCCTCAGAGAAACTACTTTGGTAGTGTCAATGAAGCAAAGAAGTGGTTCACGGCTCATCCCCAGGTAAGTCAGCAGGAGATCCAGGAATATTTCAATGCTTGGAAGCAGGACTTCGAAAAGAAGAGAGCTTCTGCAGTTGATGGAGTGGAAGAACTAACTCACTCACTGGATAAGATTCCTCCTTTCATTATAAAGAAGAAGATTACCATTGTAGCTGAAGTTAACCTTGAACATCTCGGGGGTAGTCATGACCTAAAGAATCAGATCATTACTGATAACATGACCGAGACTTTCAGGAATGCTATTATCTCCGGAAGAGAAGATCTTCGTAGTTATGAGAGTGAGTATTATGGAAGAGAGAGTGGCTTGACCCAGAATGCTATGATTATGGGTGGTACTTACAGGAAGAATGCAGAAGCTATGCTTGTAAAGGGTGGCTTCCAGGTGGCCGAGGTATCTAGAAGAGAGGGAGAAGATGAGTATCGCTTTAAACATCGTAAAGCTGAGAATCGTATTGTAAGTATTGATACCGAGATCGAGATTCAGCTTGATGGTATAGATATTGCTTCCGGGGCAGATTCTATAAACATTGTTGGTTCTCTTGGGAATGATATCTCTCAGCAGATCACCGATTCTGTTAAGGCTGAAGCTTTGGTAGTTGGGGATCCCGTTCTTGAGTCTTCCATGAATGTTCAGATTCAGAATGTATCTGAGAAGTACTCAGGCCTTTGGTATACTAAGAAGGTTACTCACAACATCAACAAGAGTGGATACTTAACCAAGATAGAGTTTGTTCAGAGAACGGTTCCTATCTCTCAGGTTACTATCAAGTCTACTCTTTCCAAGAAGGACTATGCTCAGCAGCTCCAGGAAGCTTTCAAGCAGGCTAAGGAGAACGGTTCTTATAAGAACATATCTAAGCTTGAAGTTGAAGCTAAGCGGGAGATGAATAAGTACATTTCTCCTTATTTCTACGAAGCTCAAGTACCTTCGGTTATCCACCAGATAGATCCTAAGACGGGTCAGGTAAAGGTTTCTAAGATGGATCTTGAGTCTGGCAATTATATTACTATCAATAATCAGACTTATTATCGTGGAGATCTATCACCAGTGATCCAGGATCTTCAGAAACAAGTTAATCAACTTCCTGAACAACAATGACACCATTAGAAGCTATACGCATCTGGGGACTTGAAAAGCTCGGTAGATACTATTCATCCTATCGAGCTTTTGTTCTTGATCCAAAACCAGATGGTAAGAACATTGGTAACATATTAGTACACATCCCAAGAGTACAGGGGGGAATCAAGATCATAGCCAGGGCAAAGCAATTTTATGGTGGTCCTGGGTTTGGTTATAAATACTTTCAACCTCACAGAGGAGAGATCGTATGGATAGAGTTCGAGAACGGCAACCCATCAAAACCTCTTTGGAGTTATCATACCTGGGCAGAAGAAGAGTGCCCAGAAGAACTCCGAGATATCAATACGGCTGGCTTAGTTACTGCTAATGGTAACAAGATACTTATAGAAGAGACAGAAGATGGATCATCTATAAAGGTATCCATTAATGAGGGCAGTACCTTTATGCTAAAAGACAACACCGTTAGGATAGAGGCTGAGAAGGTATCAGTTGATACCACTAAAGCTGATAACGGTATAGTTCTTTTTAATGAAGGTAAAAAGGGGGGAGTAGTCAATGTATCAGTCTTGAGAGATTTGATAACAGCCATTCAAACGGATTTAGCTATGGCTGGGTCGGGTATAAATACCTCTACTTTCATCACCACCCATCTAGCTGATCTGGTAGATATTAAGGTCAAACATTAATATAGACACAATACCAGTTTATATTATAATATAAAAAATATAGTTATGAATTTAACCCAACTCAATGACATAGGCATTGGGGCTTTATTCCCAATCCAGCTATCAACTCCCAAGGATGCTGACGGGAATGATAGATACGAAAATCAATTAGTAAACGGGGTACTCACTCCAGTAAAGCTAGTGGGTTGGTATCCTAGCACTGGGTTAAACCTGATAAAGAATAACATAACCTCTATCTTCATCTATCAGATCGGAGAAAGGTTCAGACAAGAGAATTTTGGTTCTCGACTCTGGGAATGTATAGAGGAACCTAACACTCAGCTCCTCAATGCAATGGTTACCGACTTTATCAAACAATCTATCTCTATCTGGGAAGACAGAGTAACTGGGCTTAAGATAGAAGCTTTTAGAGAAGCTTCCAGACTTTTTGTCAGGGTTACCTTCCAGGTTAATACTTCAGCCGTTGGAGAAACTACTTTAGAGTATGACAATCTAACTAATACCTCATATGCCTACTAATAATCCCTGGTTAAACCCATACCAAAGGTCATTCAACAGCATAAAGGAACAGCTCAAGGCTTCCCTGAAAACAAACGTTCCAGAGATTACTGATTATAGTGAGGGTAATATCTTTATGATTATTATCTCTATCTTTGCAGCCATTGCAGAGGTACTTCACTATTATATCGACAATACAGCAAGGGAGACTTTCTTTACTACAGCTCGTAGATATAGCTCTCTGTATCAACATGCCAAGTTAGTCGATTATCATATCAAGTCGGCTATTCCTGCAACGGTTGATCTCATTCTTTCAACTAAAGATGGTTCAGATCTTGCAACCAGTTTTAATATTCCACAAGGTACACAGTTCATCTCCGATGATGGGAAAGTTTGGGAGCTAGCTACTTCTGCTGGCTTCTATTGGGATAGAGAGCTTTATCCAAAGGCTATCAAGATACCAGTTATTCAGAGAGAGATCATCGGTCAACCCCAGCGTATAGACTTCGGTCAGATCATCGATTCCAGTAACATAGCCATTACGGTTATTGGAATTCCTGACGGTAAGTATTACGCTGAGGGTTCTATGGCGTTATATATAGATGATGAACCTTGGACTTTGGTTGATACCTTTGCTTATTCCAAGCCCACTGACAAACACTACAAGGTTGAGCTGGATGAGACTCTGACCCCCACTATTATCTTTGGTGATGGTACATTTGGAGCTATCCCTACTATTGGTGGAGAAGCTACGGGTTATTTCTATGTAACCCACGGACAGAATGGTAACATTGCTGCTAGTATGTTCAACCTCATGCCTACTATCCCTGGGGTTGATACCTCTAATATCAAAGTCACCAATCAGGATGCTGCTTCTGGGGGTTCTGATTATGAGGATTTTGCAATGCTCAAAGAGCACGTCCCTCTTTCTGTAAAGAATTTAGGGGTTGCAATTACTAAGGAAGACTTTGAGGCTGCCGCAATGCTTGTGGGGGGTGTTAATAAAGCTTATGCCGATTATGCTTGTGGAAAACATGTAAGGATTTATATCACCCCAGATAATGGAGAAGTAGA